TGCGTACCGTCGTCTTCTGCAAGTCGGCAGGGGTTGGCGGCACCGAGGCAATGTTTTGCTGGATTCAGTACGTGATGCAGCATCTCGGCAATCGCGACTTGCTGCAAGTCGTGCCGTCGCTCGAGCTGCGGGACCGCTCATTCAACCCGCGGCTGTCGAAGCTGATCGACGAAAACGCGGGCTTGAAGGAACTCGTCACTCGCGCGTCGCGCAATGCCGCCAACCGAGCCGACATACTCGAATACGGCGCCAACTGCCGGCTGATCAAAGCCGGCGCCAACTCGGCCGACAGCCTGCGCTCCGACCACCTGCCATACGTGATCTGCGACGAGGTCGACGCGTACAAATGGGACGTGGGCGGCGAAGGCGATCCCATGACGCTGATCGAAAACCGGCAGCGCACGTTCTCTCGGGCGAAGACATTTCTGATTTCCACCCCGACGAATGAAGGAGAGAGCCGAATCTATCAGGCGTATCTGCGTTCAGATCGCCGCCGCTATCACGTCCCCTGCCCGCACTGTGGCAAGCATCAGCCGCTTGTCTGGTCGCCCGAAACAATGCGTTACCGGATTGAGATTGTCGACCACTCAGACGGCAAGGCAACAGACGCGGCGACAGAGCAAAAGGTAGTGGTCGATGCCTGGTACGTCTGCACCGACTGCGGGGCAGAAATCCGCGAAGGCAGCAAGCCGGCTATGCTCGCCGCCGGCCGATGGATTGCTCAACGGCCGCATGTCAAGGCAACCCGCGGCTATCACATCAATGCACTGTACTCGCCTGTCGGGCTCGGTCTCACATGGCTGCAAATCTGCCAGAAATGGGTGGACGCTCAACAGGACTCGTCCGCCTTAAAGGCTTTTGTCAATACCTACTTGGGCGAAGTCTGGCGAGAGGAAGGCGACGGCGCAGACGCAAACACGCTGCAGACTCGCGTGGAACAGTGGGATGCAGAGGAAATCCGCATCAAGGTCCGCCCGCTGCGCGTGGTGGCTGGCGTCGACGTGCAGAAGGACCGTCTTGAGGCAACTGTCGCAGGATTCAGCGCCGGCGAGGAGTGCTGGGTGCTTGATCACCTAATCATCCCCGGCGACACCACCGCCGCTGATACGTGGGAAGACCTGCACGCAGCGCTATCGGATGCCGGCGTGACGCGGGCAGCCATCGACAGCGGCTACAACACCTCGTTCGCCGTCGCTTTCTGCGACAAATACCCGTGGGCGACAGCGACAAAAGGCATATCAGGCCGCGGCCGGACGCTGATTGATGACGACCTCAAGCGCCGGCAACGCCTTCGACGCAAACGCAAGCGCGGGCAGCCGGTCGAGCCGATTGGCGTCGATCAGGGCAAATCCATCATCTACGCCCGCCTCAAGCTTCCGAAGCCAGGGCCGGGCTATTTCCACTTCCCTGCTGACAATGTTTTCGATGATGAATACTTCCTGCAGCTCGCCGCCGAAGAACTGCGCACGAAAGTCAGGAACGGCCGCCCGTTTGCAGAATGGGTACAGATCAGGCCTCGAAATGAGGCTCTGGACTGCCTGCTGCTCTGCCTCGTCGCTCACCGTCTCGCCGGCGAACTGCCCGCAGCGAAGCCGGCAAACGCCAAGGTGCCAGAGCAGCCGCGCAGAGCCGCCGCGGCCGCCGCAAGAAAGCCCGTCGTCATGGTAGGATGGTAAGCAATGCGCGCCCCGTCTGATTTCCTGAGCTTCGCGCTCGACCTGGTCGCCGCAGAAATGGGCATCGATCGGCAATCCCTCTCCACGCTGGAGCGACGCATCAGGCAGGAGCAAGGCGGCGACCGGCATTACATCGGCAGCACCGCCGCGCTCGATTGCATGGCCCGGCATGACGCTATCCGCCAGGCGCTCGCTTCCGGCGCATCCGTGCCGGCTGTGGCTGAACGCTTCGGACTATCGAGACAGGCCGTCTACCGCATCCTCTGATTCACCGTCAACCGCGCCGCCTTAACGAGTTGACGCCGGCCGCGTAAAACCGCGGCATGGCTCATACCGTACCGACTGCCGTACCCGCCAGCCTGCGCGCCGGCGACACTGCCACCTGGCTGCGCTCGCTGGCCGACTATCCGGCGTCTGATGGCTGGGTGCTTTCCTACGTCCTCGTCAAAACCGGGGCGCAGATTGCCATCACCGCCACGGCTTCCGGCGCAGATCACCTCGTCGAAGTCGACGCCGCCACCAATAACGGGATCGATGTGATGCGGGACATCATGAGCCCGCTCCGCTATCACGGCTTCGGGGATACGCCGAACAAGGCCGTGATCCTTGACGAGGCCCATATGCTCACGAAGCAGGCGTGGGCCAGTCTGCTGAAGATCGTCGAGGAACCGCCTCCTCACGTTTTCTTCATGTTCTGTACCACTGATGCAGGGAAGGTGCCCGATAACATCGCCACGCGTTGTTTACGCTACTCCCTGAGGCTTCTGCGCCATGACGATCTGATGGATCTCCTGTAATCGATCTGCGAGGACGAAGACCTGAATACCCCACAGAAGATCCTGAGCATGGTTGCCCAGGCTTGCGGGGGATCCCCACGGATGGCCCTGGTGATGCTGGCCATGGTTCATGACTGCGATGACGAGGACGAGGCGGCCCGGCTCCTAGAGACCCCGATGGATAACAAGGAGATCATCGATCTCTGCCGCCAGCTGGTCAAGGGCGATCTGACCTGGCCGAGGCTGACCGCGACTCTGAAGGCCATGGGAGAGATGCCGGCGGAGAGCATCAGGATCGTGATCGTCAACTACCTGAACTCTTGCTTGATCGGGGCTCGTTCCGATAAGGATGCCATCCGGCTCCTCGACATGCTCGAATGCTTCACAAAGCCCGGCCAGCCCTCAGATAAGATGGCACCCCTCCTCCTGGCCTTCGGCCGCTTTATCTTCCCGTGATCGGGTATATCTTCAGGAGGAGGAAACCATGCCGATACTACTGGAAAACTTAGAAGCTCAAGAATACCAACGAACACCTGATGATCTACCGCGGCCTTTGTCTGCTCGGGATATTGATTTATCCCCTTTTTCTTTTGACATGATGGAACCCATGGCCGACGCCTGCCCTCGTTGCCAGGGCCACAACATGAAAGCTGGTGATTGGTGTTGCTGGGGCTTTTGCTATCGGTGCTATCTCGCAGAGGAAGAACGTAATGCCAACCTATGCACAATTCCGAGCAATTCTCCCGACCTGGAAGCATCGTCTCGATGATGACCTCGAAGTCCAGCCTCAGTTCATGGAGCAGATCACATCCGAGGTGACACCCCGGAACTCGCGGGCGATTGAAGCCAAGGTTGAACTGTCCCTGGTCGAAGGCAGGTTTACCAAGGATTAACGAGATTATCATGCCAAGGTGGCCGTAGGAGCCCTGGCGGCGAAGATCAACCGAGACCCCGAACGGATCAGGGCTTGGCAGACCTACCAAGCTGCTCGCAGTGAGCATGAACGCTGGGCAGGGCTTCTGGAGGCCTGGCGCAACAAGGGCTACTCCATCAAGACCTTGGCCGATCTCTACTCGGCCCAATATTTCAGCTTGACGTCGGTAACTGGGGAGACCACAAGAATCAGAGTCAGATCCCACGAGGATCAAGAACAGGCCCGATCTGCCATGCGGGTGGCCCTCCGTCGGCCCTCACCAGATCCTGTGGTCAATGAAGCAAAGGGCAGCACGCCAACGCGAAGGAAGATAGTCGATGATTGATCAACTCCAATCATTCCTGCAATACACGGCATTAGGGGTCTTCGGACTCCTGGTGGTGTACCTGGCCGCTCGTCTTGTGACGGCGGCATATTTCAAGAGCAAGCAACAGCACGAAAGGCAAAACCATGGCTGACAGAAACGAAACCCGCGGGCGTTCCCGTGATCGGGATGATGAGGATCGACCCCGTGGTCGTGATCGTGGCGAGGACTCCGGCCGGGGTCGTGGTCGGGATCGCGACTCGGACGATGACCGGGGTTCTCGCGGTGGCCGCTCCTCGGGGCATTCCTCCGGATACCAGTATCAGGCCCGGGATGACTCGGATGCTCGCCGTCGGGCGGATCAAGGGGCCAACGACTTCGACAAGATCCTGAAGCCCCATATCAAGATGTGGAGGCCCAACGATGGGGACAATCGGATCCGCATCATCCCG